CCAGTAATCTGATTACTGGTACGTTTCTGCTTCATGTCTTGGATTCCACAGTGAGTTAGCGGGCCAAAGACGAGTCTTTGCTACCTTGTTCGTGTTTCTACGAAACATACGGGTATGCTCCTTCCTACCAAGGTAGGACACTTTGCTTCGCTTGTCTGGTGTCTTAGACACCGAGCCAGCTCTGCCAAACTTGCAAGCAAGTTCTTCTAACATCTGGTCACGTTCGTCTCTCATGACAACCTCCGGTTGAGGGTGAATGGTTATGAGCACTGAGTCACTTCGTGACTTGGTGACAATGCTCATAAGCATTGAGGGCCAGTTGAGCCTATACCGCCAACTCCAAGACTTCGTCTTACCACTACGGGGCGAGGTCGGAAATCGCTGACAGCGTTAAGCTGAGCAAGGGTACTCTGAGACAGAGTGACTTCGTGGCCTTGGCGACGACGGCATCGGTCTCGCTTAGAGGGGTTTTGGCTTGGTGACGGGGGGTGGGGGCCTCTTTTCGCGCGCGGGGGGTATGCCCCCTTTATCTCACCCACCAAGTTTTGACAAAATTTAGCTATTTGTGTATATTGTTCCCACCAAGCCACCCCGCACACGAAGACACCAAGCCCACTTAGTCACAAAGACATCCGGAAATCTCGAGACACGAAACTATGGCCCGCGGAAAGACAGACTCATCAAGGATCAATATGTACTTACCAAACCGGCCGGTGGCGATCGCCAAGGCGCTGGCTACACGTCGTGGGATTAGCTTCTCTGAATTGATGCGAACCGCTTTAGTGGAGTATCTTAGAAAGGAAATCCCGAGGGAAAAGAATGGCGAATGAAATAACAAATGTGTCGGTCGATCCCGCTCGCATGACTGCCGGCCTGGCATTCGACATAGCGAGTGAACTGATTTCCACTGATGATGTCCTGGCTAAGTATGAGCTCAGTAAGACCCAGCTCACGAAGATCATGAGGACCAACGAGTTTAAGACTCTGTACAAGGAGGCTAAGCTGGCGTGGGACTCTGACCCGAAAACGAGGGTGCGGGCCAAGGCACAGATGGCGGTGGAGGATGGACTGTTGCCGGTGCACAGGATACTTCATGATGAGATGATGACGCCCCAGGCCAGGCTTGATGCGTTCAAACAGCTCACCAGTCTTGCAGACCTTGGGCCCAAGAAAGAGATCGGTGATGCCGGCGGCAGGGTTGCGATAACCATCAACGTGCCGTCAGTTACAGGTCCTACTGTGATCGAAGCGAATGCGAATATTCCGGCCGAAGAAGATAATTAAAAGCGTTGACCCCACTCAAGTTGTTGAATATATTGACTGGCTTGGGTCAACTCGCCAGAATCAGTATATGTATAAGACGACAACTTATGGGGAGATACTTAATGACTCCCGCCGACAACATCAGCAAATTGATTTGCTATTCAACCCGCAGGAGATAGTTGATGAGTTCGTATCTAACAACTGGGGGAGTATAGTCGGTGGCTGATGATTATAAATTTGTTTACGATCCGCCTCCGGTCCTTGGCCAGTTCATGGCTAGTGATGCCAGGGTGAGGGCGGTGCGTGGCCCGGTGGGGTCGGGCAAGACGACTGCCATGATAATGGAGTTGTTGCGTAGGGCGTCGGAGCAGGAGCCCGGGCCTGATGGCATACGCAGATCGCGTGGGGCCATCGTCAGAAATACACTACCCCAGCTTAAATCTACCTGCCTTGAGTCCGTCCGGACGCTGTTAAACCCCATAATCAACTATCGAGTTACTGACCATACGGTGCAGATACGTGCCGGGGATATCCACGCTGACTGGATGCTGCTGCCGCTGGACACGCCAGAGAACATTAATCGGCTGTTGTCGCTGGAGCTGACGTATGCGTGGGTGTCAGAGTTCAGGGAGATCGACCCGGAGATCGTGATGGCTGTGTATTCACGACTAGGTCGATACCCGTCGGCAACGACCACTGGGTCTACCTGGTATGGGCTGGTCATGGAGACCAACTCGTTTTCGGAGGACAGTCCGTGGAACGAGAGGTTGGAGCTGGCGCTGCCTAACAACTGGGACTACTTCGTGCAGCCTAGCGGCCTGGCGCCCGAGGCTGAGAATATTGAGAACTTACCTGACACCTACTATAGCGACATGGTCGCGTCCAACACCGAGGAGTGGGTTGAGCAGTACGTCGAGAACAAAATCACCCCGTCACTAAGTGGCCAGGCCGTCTACAAGTCGTCGTGGTCCAATAAGTTCCATCTGCATGAGGGGCTGGTTCCCATAAAAGGAGTGCCGCTGCTTATTGGCATGGACTTCGCCCGGTGGCCTGCGGCGGTTATCTGTCAGCTGGATACGCGGGGGACGTTGAGGGTGTTCCACGAGCTGGAGATGGAGAACACTGGAGTTGAGAAGTTTGTTACGGAGAAACTTATTCCGGTGCTGATGAACGACTCGAGGTTCAGGGGGCACTCGTCGTATATTGTCGGTGACCCCAGCGGAGTTACCAGGGGGGAGATCGGGGAGGAGTCGGTCTTCGACATGCTCAAACGAGTTGGGCTGTCAGCCATGCCAGCCACGACCAACAACATCACCCCGCGGCTAAGAGCTGTTGAGAAATTTTTACTTGGTCAGCGTGGTGGCGAGGCTGCGCTGCAAGTGGACAAGGACCACTGCCCGTTACTTGTGCAGGGGTTCCGGAGTGAGTATCGGTTCAAGAAGAAGCGGACGGGGGAGGTGGCAGACAAGCCGGACAAGACTAATCGTCCATTCGCGGACCTTCATGACGCACTGCAATATGCGTGCCTTGGTACAGCAAAGAATATGATCGGCAAGGTCATGAGGCCCACCGAGCCACCAAAACCACCGCCTGCTGCTGGTGGGTGGACTTGACGGATGATATGATATGCAGTACGTTCATCTCAAATTCCTAGGAAGATAATATGGCTCGTTTTAATCCAGTGCAGGGGACTGCACAAGTAGACCCCGCTGCAATAGAGGAAGCAGCTAAGGCTGCTGACCAGGCACTCACTGGACTGGCATCATATATTCGCCAACGGTTCCAGGAGTTCAAGAATCACCGCGACCGCGAGAATATTAGTAAGCGCATAACCGACGCGGCTCGTCAATATAAGGGCGAGTATTCCGCAGACAAACTTAATGACATCCGCCAGTTCGGTGGCTCTGAAGTTTATTCGAGATTGACGACCGTCAAGTGTCGTGGCGCTACTGCCATGCTACGTGATGTCTTCCTCGGCAATGAGAAAACCTGGGCGGTTGAGCCCACCCCAGTTCCTACTCTCCCCAATTCTATCCAGCAGTCAGTCGACCAACTCCTTGGCATAGAGATGATGACGCTTATGCAGGGAGGTCAGCCTGCTGACCCGACCATGCTACAGCAGAGAAGAAGCCAACTGTTCGACGCTGCTATGCAGGCCGCTGTGCGTAACGCCAAGCAGGACGCCAAGCGAGCTGACCAGTACATCTATGACATCCTTGTAGAGGGCGGCTTCTACCGGGCGATGTCAGACTTCCTCGTTGACCTGCCCATATTCCCCTACGCAGTGATGAAAGGGCCCACTGTGCGGCTCACCCCGCAGGTTAAGTGGGTTGATGGCGTGGCACAGGAGCAGCAAGTACCTAAAATGTTCTGGGGACGAGTGGCTCCGGAGAATATTTGGTTCACTCCAGGCGCCAGTACACTAGATGAGGCGTCAGTTATCGAGAAAATTAAGGTCTCAAGGGCTGACTTGAACTCGGTTCTTGGCCTGCCCGGCTATTTTGACGACGCCATACGTGAAGTTTTGCAGGACTACGACACCGGCCTGGTCGACTGGATCAATTCTATCGACACAGAGATGGCTGACAGGCAGTCAAAAGAGAATCCACAGCTGAATACCAGTGAATTGTTAGATACATTGGAGTTTCATGGGCCCGTTCAAGGCAAACATTTGGTCGAGTTGGGCTTCACACCCCAGCAAATTCCTGATGAAGACCGTGATTACCATGTAACTGCGTGGTTAATTGGCCGTCATATCATCAAAGTGCAGATAAATCCTAACCCGAAAGCGCGTAAGCCCTACTATATGACTGCTTTTGAGACTATGCCCGGGTCTTTGTACGGCGCTGGCATCCCAGAAATCATCACAGACGCCCAGGATGTAGCAAATGCCTGTCTCCGGTCACTTGTCAACAACATGTCTATCAGTTCTGGGCCCCAGGTAGCCATAAATGAGGACAGATTGTCCGCCAGTACGGACGCAAACAGCCTGTATCCGTGGAAACGCTGGAGATTTACCTCTGACCCCATGGGATCGCAGGCTCCACCCATAGATTTCTTCCAGCCAGCCAGTAATGCAGCAGAATTGCTGTCTGTTTACAAAGAAATGCAGAATATTGCGGACGAAACTAGCGCGATTCCCCGATATATCACCGGATCAGAGAAAGTTGGCGGCGCTGCGTCCACCGCGTCTGGCCTGTCCATGCTGATGAACAACGCCAGCAAAGTTTTGCAGAATGTAGCGGCGTCGATCGACCATGATGTAGTTAAACCGCTGCTCCAGGACCTGTATGACATGATCCTGTTGACGGATCAGAGCGGAATCTTCCGCGGTGACGAGTCGATCGTAGTGCGCGGCGTGAGTATTGCCATGCAGCGTGAGACTGACAGGGCTCGTAGGCTTGAATTCCTACAGATGACGGCTAACCCCATTGATATGGGTATCGTTGGACCAGACGGCAGGGCTAAAGTCCTACGTTCTATCGCTGACGACTTGGGTATGGACGGCGAAGAAATCGTACCCAACGAGGCCGAGCTCACCCAGCGACTAAGTATCGCTGCTCAGACAGCTATGCAGGGGCAGCAGCCAGAAGCAAACCAGGTACCCGGGCCTAAAGAAGCCAGCCAGATAATGCAGCCAGAGGCTCCAGTTTGAAATTCAAATTTACCGAGAAAGAACTGAAAGCGGTTATATCTCTTGAGAGTAATCCAGACTTTCAGACTATCTTAGGCGCACTCATCAGGGAACTTGATGGGTCTATGACTAAAACCTTGTTCACTCCAGACAGTGGTGTTGCGGAAGTAGAACGAGGACATGCACGTGCTCTGACGATGTTGTTATCAACTATCGAGAGTGCGCGTGAGGATGTAAAAAAGTTCACCAACCACTAAGAGGAATACGCGATGGCGCTCCCAAACGCAGTACGTAAGCAAGTAAAAGACGCCGAGAAGGCGATGGAAAAAATGGCTCAGCCTGCTGAAGAAGTACAGGAAGAGACCCCGGCACCTGAACAACCAGTAGAGGAAGCAGCTCATGAAGAAAAAGTGCAAGAAGAAGCAGGGCAAGAAGATGCCCATGCCGAAGAAGAGGTAGAGGAACCGATCCATAACAAGGAAGCTGACCTCGAATATTGGAAACAGAAGTACAGCTCCCTTGAGGGAAAGTACCGTAATGAGGTACCTGAACTACATGATCAGCTCCGTAACATGGAGCAGATTCTCGCCAACCTGAGCGCTCAGGATGAGCCAGTCAAACCTGGTCCTGCACAAAATCTGATCACCGCAGATGAGATCGAGGACTATGGTTCTGACATGATCTCAGTAATGCGTAAAGCAGCGAAGGAAGCTCTGGGTGGTGATATCGAAGCACTACGAAAAGAGAATGAACGACTCCGTAATTCTCTTAAGAACGTATCAGTAGCCACCCAGGAAACTGCGCGCGAAGGCATGATACGAGTTATGGACAAAGAAGTACCAGGGTGGAAAGAACAGAATGAAGACCAGGGTTTTGTTGCGTGGTTACAGAATCGTGATGTATACTCTGGGATAAGCCGACAGGAACTTCTTGTCGATGCATGGAATAGAAACGATACAGCCCGAGTCGTAGCACTATTCCGAGGTTACATAGATCAAAACGCACTTGAGCGTGGGGCCCAAACAGAACCTGCCCCTGTTGAGGAAAAGCCTCAGCAGCCACAGGTTAACATGGATACTCTCGTAGCACCTGGCGGATCAAAAGCATCTCCAGCTGCATCTGCTGCAAGCGGCAAGCGATCATTTACACAAGCTGAGATAGCGGCGTTCTATGCCGATGTTCGCACTGGTAAATATCGTAAGAGACCAGAAGAGCAACAGAAACTAGAAGCCGAAATTTTCTCAGCTGTTAATGAGGGCAGAATCCGATATTAACTGTTATGAGGTAATTTGAAATGGCATATCCACTAAGTACTGTTAAGTACGGTACGGACGTAGCTGCCGACCCTGCGTACTCAGGCTCTTTTATTCCTGAGATTTGGTCTGGCAAAATGATCGAGAAGTTCTACGACACTACTGTCGTAGGCGCGATCGCCAACACCAACTGGGAAGGCGAAATCCGCAACCAGGGTGATAAGGTTATCATCCGTACCAAACCAAATATCAGCATCAATGCGTATGAAGCTGACGGCACTCTGGCTTATGAGCGCCCAAGTTCTAACATCGTAGAGCTGCTGATCGACAAAGGCTTCTACTGGAACACCATCCTTGATGATGTTATGGAAGTACAGGCCGACATCGACCAGATGAACATCTGGGCAGAAGATGCATCCGAGCAGATGAAAATCTCCATCGACACTGAGTGTCTGGCGAACTACTCTACCGGTGCAGCCGCTGCAAACGTCGGCACTACCGCCGGTCGCATCTCCGGTAACCTGGACCTTGGTACTATCGGTACCGGAGCTAATGGCGTACCTCTGGAAATCTATGGCGAAGCCTTCGGTGATACTATGGCCGCTGGTGAATCCGCTGCCCTGGAAGTTATCCTGCGTATGGGTCAGGTCCTGGATGAGCAGAATATTCCAGAAACAGGTCGCTGGGTCGTTCTGCCAGCATGGTTCATCGCTACTCTGAAGCGCTCTGAACTACGCCAGGCTAACGTCATGGGTGACAGTACTTCTGTACTGCGTAACGGCATGGTCGGTACTATTGACCGCTTCACCATTTACTCATCCAACCTGCTGCCTACTACAGGCTCAACCACAGGTGGTGATGGTACCCTGATCATGGCTGGTCACAGCCACGGTCTGACCTTCGCTTCACAGCTGTCCAAGGTTGAAACTCTGCGCGCAGAGTCTACCTTCGGTCAGATCATGCGTGGTCTCCAGGTATACGGCCGTAAGGTTGTAGACGGAACCGCTCTGACTGTAGCGAACGTACGTCCATCTGAAGTAGCATAAGGTGATGGGGGTAGTCTTCGGGCTACCCCCTTATCCTTTTTAAGGAACTAACATGGCAAAAGCTGCATACAACACCAAGACCGGGGTTTACTACCCACTGAAATTCCTGGGTAATAACGAAGACCTAGTTGAGGCTGATCTCCCAGAACCGGAGAAAGCTCCAGCGAAGAAGGCAGCAAAGAAAAAGGTTGCCAAAAAGAAGGTAGTCGTCGAAACTAAGGTTGAGCCTGTAGATTTGGACGACATTGATGTATCTGATATCTGATGTTATTGACCAGAGCCGCTATCTTCTGCAAGACCGTCGGGAACCATACCGACATTCTGATGACGAGCTCTTAGCCTATTTTAATAATGCGGTAGCTGAAGCCTACCGCATTCGTCCAGACCTGTTCCTGGGTCTGAACTATACCCTTACTGCATACACCTCCGCCAATCTGACGGACGATTTCCCACTAGCTCCGTTCTACGCACCACAATTCATCGTGTATATCGCCGGCTTCGCTGACTTGAGCAATGATGAGTATGCGACTGATGGCCGAGCTGTTGCGCTCTTGAATAAGTTCACCGCTGGATTGTTGAGTACAAGCTGATGGCAGACTATAACGAATGGGATGATGAGCTTATCGCTACCCTACCAGGGGCTACACAGGACCTTATCGACCAACAGGTAGCCAGAGTAGTCCAGGATTTCTGCCGTAAGTCAGGTGCCTGGATAGTAGAGTCACCGCTGACCAAGATTAAAGCCGGGAGTGATACCTACAACTTCTCCCGAATCTCTCAAGGCAAGGCTATCCATACCCTCTCAGTAACTGTTGAAGGTAAGATCATACCGCTAGTAGATAGACGCCCGGCGAATGCGACAGCCGTCGGCAACTTCGCTTATGTTAAGACTCCGGGAATCATCATACTCCACCCTGAGCCGGCGGAAGATAAAGACGAGGCTTTGTCTGTAACTTGCTCATACATGCCGATCTACGACGCCACCACGCTACCAGACGAGTTCGGCACTCACTGGTATGAGCACATTCTCAACGGCGTCAAGGCCCGCATGATGGCTATGCCAGGTAAGCCATTCTCCAATATACAGCTGGCCACGTACCACAAGACTTTATATATAAGTGGTATTTCTGAGGCCAGGGATGAAGCACGCCGCCGGTTCTCTACTGCTGAGACCAGCTGGGCATTCCCGAGGTGGGCTGGATGATTAACCAACATGAAATAAACAGTGTAGAAATCAATGAGGGTGGTGGGTTCAACCCCCTTCTTGGCCTTACTGTGGACCAGATTATCTGTATTCCATCAGAGAACACAACATCGTTTGCGTCCAGAGAGGACCGGACTAATGTTATCACGGCAGAAATGCGTACTAATATAGTAGCGGGAGAGGACCGTTCCATGGTTGTTTATAAAGGGAGCAGAACGTCATGCCGCTAAATAGTTACACCAAGAAGCCCAACGAGCTCAAGATATATAGTATTGACTATACCAACTGGTTACAGGATGGTGAGACTATTACCAATGTCTCAGTTACCGTCCAGGACAATACTATGACTAACCCACTATTAGTAGATAATTCCGTAGACATACCAAGCAACCTGGTCACTATATCAGTAAGCGGGGGAGATGACGGGGATCAATACTCCATAGTAGTACAGATCACCACTTCTTTGACCCAGATCAAGGAAGACTGTATCGCCTTCTATATTCAGGGAGATTGTTAATGGCTCTCCAGTTCGCCAACAATATTGCGACCAGACTATCAGCCAATATCCTCGCGGCGGATACTACTATCCCTGTCAATGATGTTGTCGGCTTCCCCACCCCGTCACCAAGTGACCCGTTCTACATAACTCTCGTCGATCAGACAGAGACTATAATCGAGATATGCAAAGTCACTGGAATTTCAGGTACTGATCTAACAGTTACTCGTGGGCAGGACGGCACTACAGCGCAGGACTTTCTTGGGGGCTCCTACGTTGAAATCCGTGTCACCGCTGCGGTACTCGAAGAATTCGCCCAACGCCCAGAGCTTGCTGACCTGTCAGGCGTAACCGACACAATCACAGCCCGGGCTAACCTGGATGTCTACAATACCGGCGAAGTAGATGCTCTAACCTGGGATACCAGTGATATTACCTCCGGTACTTTCGCAGACGCACGCATTGCGGAAACGAACGTAACCCAGCATGAGGCCGCACTGACAGTAACTGAGTCACAGATCAGCGACCTACAGAGCTATTTGCTGAACATCACCGGCGAGTCTATCGCAGACCTGAGTGATGTCACTATCACAGGTATTACTGGTGGCGAGCTATTAAAGTGGACAGGAACTGCTTTTGTAAATAACACCCTGGCCGAAGCCGGTATTGCAGCAGCAGTCCACACTCATGTCGAAGCCGATATCACTGACCTCGATAAGTACACGCAGGCAGAGGTAGACGCAAAGACTTGGGACACCAGCGATATAGTGACTGGTACTTTCGCTGACGCACGCATTGCCGAAACTAATGTAACCCAGCATGAAGCTGCACTGACCGTAACTGAGTCACAGATCAGCGACCTGGATAAATATACACAGGCCCAGGTAGATGCCCTAACCTGGGACACCAGCGATATAGTAACTGGTACTTTCGCTGACGCCCGCATTGCGGAAACGAACGTCACCCAGCATGAGGCAGCGTTAACTGTAACTGAGTCACAGATCAGCGACCTGGATAAATATACACAGGCAGAAGTTGATACAGCCTTAGATGGTAAAGTCAGTATCAATACTCAGGTGGAGCCGATCCTAGACCTGCCCCTAACCAGCGATCTCAATTTCCAGGTTGGTAAAGGCAAGGTAACCTTCACTCGCGCAAGTTCCGCCACCTACGTAGACTGGCGCACAGGGCTGATTGCCTACAGCCCCGGCGGCTCAGTCACCAACCTTCTCACTTATTCAGAGCAGTTTGACAATGCGGCGTGGAATAAAATAGGGGCAACCGTAACCGCTAATGCTAGGACAGCGCCTGATGGAGCTGTAACAGCGGATAAGCTCGTAGAAGATACAAGCACAGGCGCTCATTTAACTAGGCAGTCATATTCGTCTATAACCTCAGGCGTTATCTATACGCAGTCTTATTACCTGAAAGCTGGTGAAAGAAGATACTGTAGACTTTCTTTCGACGCTACGCTTTTTACGGATGGAACGGCGTACTTCGATTTGCAAGACGGAGTATTAGTTAGCTCAACAGGAAGTGCAAGCTGGGAAATACAATCTATTGGCGATGGTTGGTACAGAGTATCAGGAACAAGAGTGGCAACTGGGTCAGGGCTTGACTATGTTCTGCTTTTGAATATGGCTGATACTAGCTCATCATACTCATACACGGGCGATGGTGACAGCGGCCTCTACGTCTGGGGCGCACAGCTAGAAGAATCCACCTTTGCCAACGGCTACGTACCAACCACCACAGCCAGCGCTACGGACACCGTAGACGGTGAGCCAAGGTTTGAGGCTAACGGCCTGCTGATTGAGGGTGAGAGCGAGAACCTTTTAAGCTATTCAGAACAGTTTGATAATGCCTGGTGGTTTAAAACAGATTCTACAATAACCACTAACGCCACAACTGCTCCAGATGGAACACTAACAGCAGACAAACTCGTAGAAGATGTGACACCAAGTGCCTCACACTACCTAAGAAAGAGTCCAACGCTAACAGCAGATACTGATTATACTTTGAGCGTGTATGCTAAAGCAGCAGAAAGAACATGGATAACTCTTGATATTGAGGGGAACGATGACATAACAAAAGATGCTTTTTTTAATTTAAGTGATGGAGTTGTTGGGTCTGTTCATGCTTCAGCATCTGCAACAATAACCCCTATCAGCAATGGGTGGTATAGATGCGCTATAACTGCAAACAGTGTATCTGGTGTAGACGCCCCACAAATTAGGATTCTTATAGCCGAAGCAGATGG